AGATGCGGCGAGGACCGAAGCTACCGCGGTGACAGGCCGGAAAGACGGCCAACTTTTCTCCTGCTCGGTGTTGGGGAGCCACCCCCAGCGCAAAACACCGGGGCACAAATGCACTGTGCTACAAGTAGCCCGACTCCGGTAGGGTGTGCATACCGGATACCTTTTACAAGAACTTGCTCTTTGTTATCCGGCATTGACGGTCAGCCTTTGCCGGGTTGGCGCCCAGAGAGTAAGTCCTTGTGAGTGGTGAGTCGGGTCTTACCCGAGCTGTTGCAAGAGTAGATGGGTGCGGTGCCACGGTAATGCGTGGTTATCGTCCAGTATGGTAGCGGCAGGCTGGCATTGAGGAAGCGCAACCGGGGTGCCAGACATATGGGCTGGACACCAAGGAAAGAAGCTTTGATCAGTGATGCCCACGTAAGTCCAGGTTCTGCCATAGGAGCCACCATTCACAACTCACAAGTGAGTGCTTTTCGTGGAATGCAGGGGCTGTCTACATTTGAGGCGACACCCCGTCCTTTGTCCACTAAGAGCATTCACTTGTGGGGAGTCAGTAGCTCAGCGGTAGAGTTTGGCATCTTCATTGCCAAGGTCACGGGTTCGAGTCCCGTCTGCTTCCTACAGCTCACAAAACTGCGTTCTGCATCTGGTACAAACCGTTTTCCAACCCTGGGCGGAGCGGCCTGCTGATAGAGCGCAGTTTTGTGGGTAGTGAATGCGCAGGCTGATGCGCAGGTACAGCCTCCTTATTTATTCGTGAACTTGCGGCTAAAGGCACAAGATAGATCGGGCATTTAAGGAATGCCGGGTTCAGCGCCGGTGACTACCCGCTTCAAGTGGCAAAGTGTGTTAGCGTAGTCGGCATGGATGAGGCGGCGGCTTGAAACCGACGCCACCGGCCACAGCAATCAATCACCCAGGAGAAAAGCATGAACGACAAAATCCCTCTGATCACCCCCACTGTTGGGCGCGTAGTGTGGTTCCGCCCGAAAAACACGGAATTCCGTGGCGACAACGGCAATTGCCTGTGTCACGACGGCATTGCCCCGCTGGCCGCGCTGGTGGCCTATGTCCACAGCGATACCGTGGTAAATCTGTCCGTCATTGACCATGCCGGCCGGCAGTTCCCCGTCACGTCGGTAACGCTGGTGCAGGATGGCGACCCGACCGAAAACCTTGCCTTCTACGCCGAGTGGATGCCCTATCAGAAGGGCCAGGCCGCGAAGACGGAAGCACTGGTGCAGGGTATCGCCAAACTGGAAACGGCTGCGGGGAAAACCTGCAAAGGCACCAATTGTGGCGCAACAGATGGCGTCTCGCACTCTCCTGAGTGCCTTGCTGAACACGAAGTAGCCTGCGCTATCCGCGCTAGCACCTGATACCAGACCTCGCTGCGCCTTGACATCAGGGCGCAACCGGGTGTAGTATTTGCACTCCACGTTCTAACTTTTAGCAACCAAGGGTACAAAAAAATGAAAGAACTCGTTTACTTCCGCCATGAACTGTCCGGACTGACAGTCCCTGCTGTCGTTGTTTTCAACCATTCCGGGCCGTCCGACTTCCCGCAGCTGGTCGACCTGACCGTTGACCCCACCGGTGAAGCCGAATCCCTGACCAGCATCGCCTACTACGAATCCGATATTGGCGCGCACGGGATTGCCTTTGGTGCCAAGGATTTCAGCAATCCGGCGCCCCAGGAATTGACCCCCAGCGTGGCGGCCGGCTTTGACGCCCAGGCCACGGCTGCTGCTGCCGCTCCTGCTGCTGCCGTATTCAATGGCCTGCAGCAGGCTGCCTTTGCTGGCGAACCGGAGCCTGAGGTTAATCCCGAGGACACCGTTATCGTGGAAAGCACAACCCCTTTGGTCGACGCCGAAGCCGCCCCGGCTGGTGCCAGCACTGGTGAAAATGCTCCGGCTGCTCCGGTCGACGCCACCTATGCTGCCGCTCCCGAGCAAGCTGAAGCTGCCGCCCCTATCGCTGAACCGGCCTCAGGCGACATCGCTGACGCTGCTCCTTCCGAATAATCCAGGCCAGTGAAAAAACCCGCTGTAATGGCGGGTTTTTTGTGTCTCAAATTTGATGAAACAGGACTGCTATCTTGCTATATTGGACAGGCCATATTTTTGCAACCGGAGAGAGAAATTGAACGTCGAAGCCGTACAAGAAGAAGTAGAGCCCTGCACCCATACCGAGCGCCAGGTGCTGAATGCGCAGGAAACCATCGAGATTACCCTTGCCGGCCTGCGCGCCCGCTGTTTCACGGTGCAGCAGGGTGGCGTGATCGTGTTCCGCGTGCCCGAGAGCACGTTTGAGCAGGCCCGTGCTGTCTGGCCGATCATCCAGCAGACGCTGATGCCCCACAATGTCCGCGGCCTGCTGGTGTCCAATCTGATGACCGTCGATGCGCTGGACCGCGAGGATCTGCTGCAGGCCGGCCTTACTCGCTTTGGGGTGCCCGACGCCAACAACCTGATTGTGGCGCTGGTGCAGGCCTCCATCGGGCTGGACAACGTGCCAGTGAACGTGAAGCTCCGCGATCTGCTGTGTGCTGCTGCCGAGGCCCTGGCCACCACGAAGCATGAACAGGACGTGCTCGAGGAAAAGCTGACCAGGGCCATGACCTATGAAGACGCCGTGCTGGATCCGTCCGAGCTGGTGACCCGCCGGGCCTGCCATAAGCAGTTGGCCAGCATCTACGAGCGCACGAAGGCCTACTTCATCGCCATCACGCAGCCCGGCAACGAGGCGCAGGATATCGGTGACCGCTTCACTGCCATGCGCAAGCAGTCCCTCTTCGCGCGCCGGTTCCTGCTGGATACGCTGATTCAGGAAGTCAACGGCGAGGCCCTGGGCCAGCCTTACGGCCTGTTGCAGACCATGATGCTGTACATCGACCACATCCTGTCTGCCCTGAACAACAATGACCGCAACCAGATCAGCATGGCCATGCAGGCGATGCGCGAAACCATGCTGAACGTGGAAAAGTACCTGAAGACCACGAAAGAAGAGGACATTCAGCATTGAGTGGCCGCGACATGGAGGCAATGTCACTGGCCGGCCTGATCGGCGGCCGCGACCTGCGGGCAGCGATCCGCTCTGTGCGCTCCACTACCCCGCCGCGGAAGGAAGTACGCGAGGGTGCGTGGAGAAACGACATTTACCGGCTGGCCATGGCCGCCATAAAACCGATAGAGGTATCTCATCTGGAATAACCCTGATTCTACTGCCGCCTACGTGACACTACAGTAGGCGGCAGGAGAGCATCTATGTCCAAAACCCCCAATGATTCTGTTGAAGGAACTGCCTTTAATCAGGCAGCGCCCCTGGCTGAGCGCACGGAAGCGCTGGGCATCATGCAGAAGTCGTTTGCCCCGAAAGGTATCCGCGACCTGATCATGCCGCCGGATGAACTGGCACCCGTCATCGACTTCATCACTCAGCGGATGGAGGACGATGCGGTCAATAAGTCGCTGAACTACGGCAATATCATCCCTTTTCCCTCGCGCAACGCGGCTACCCATGCCCGCGGAATGCAGTCCGTGCAGTTGGACGAGTACCAGGTATCGGTGCAGGGCGACTTCTGGGAGCGGCCATCGCTGCTGAATTTTGAAAGCCTGCGCGCCATGGTCGACCAGACGCCGGTGCTGAATGCCGTCATCATGACCCGCCAGCGCCAGATAAGCCGGTTTTGCCGGGTGCAGGAATCCGGCGAGGGGCCGGGCTTCACTGTCCGCCACGTCGACAAAGAGCACCAGGTTACGGACACGGAGCAGGAGAGCATCAAGCTCCTGAATCGGTTCGTGACCAACTGCGGGTGGGAGTTCAATGCGCGCGAACGCAAGCGCCTGAAGCGTGATAATTTCAGTGCCTTCATGGCAAAGCTGACCCGCGACACGCTGACCTTCGATGCCATGGCCATCGAAACCGAAATGAAGCGGGATAAGAAGCTGGGCATTGACGGCCTATATGCCGTCGACGGGGGCACCATTCGCCTCTGTGTGGAGGCCGGCTACCAGGGCCGCGACGAAATCACCAGTCTCCAGTTCGTGAACGGGAAGATCCGCGCGCTCTATACCTTTGATGACCTGATTTATGAGGTCCGCAACCCGCGTACCGACGTGCGCGCCTGCGGCTACGGCTACAGCGAGACGGAGGTGCTGATTCGCGTGGTCACTGGCTTCCTGAACGCCATGACCTACAACATCAAGGGCTTCGACAGCAACGCCATCCCTCGCGGGATGCTCCACCTGCGCGGCGAATACGCCAGCACGGACATTGATGCCTTCAAGCGCTACTGGAACAGCATGGTCAAGGGCATAAACAATGCCTGGACGCTGCCTGTCATGGTCAGCAGGGACGCGGACAGCGCCGCCTCCTTCGAGAGCTTTGGCGAGCAGTTCAACGAAATGTACTTTGCCAAGTGGATGTCGTTTCTCACCTCGATCATCTGCGCCATTTACGGCATGTCGCCGTCTGAAATCAATTTTGATAGCTTCTCGGGCGGCAATACCTCATCTCTGTCCGGTAGCGACACCGAGGCCAAGCTCGAGGACAGCAAGGACAAGGGTCTGCTCCCGCTGCTGTCTTTCTACGAAAACACTTTGACCGACTATGTGCTGTCGGCCTTCGGTGACAAGTTCGTGTTCCGCTTCACGGGTCTTGACGAGGAAGATCAGCAGGCCCGGCAGGAAATGCGCAAGCTGGTCCTGACCGTGAACGAGGCGCGCGCGCAGGAGGGATTTGACGCCATGCCGGGCCCGGTGGGGGATGCCCCGCTGAATCCATCGTTGATCGCTCTGTATACGCAGACCATCACGCAGGACCAGGGCGATGAGCCGGGCGAGAAAGAGGACTTTGGAACGCCGCCACCGGATGGCGGTCAGGACGTGGCCGGAGGCCAATCAGCCCAGGATGGGCAGGGGGCTCCGCAGGGTAGCGGCGCACCGGGAAAAGGGACATCAGGCACGGATGCCTCTAATTTTTCTCAGCCAGGCCACGCGCCGGCCGCGCAGCAGCAGGGTGGCCGTCAGCCACCGGAGCAGCCCGATATCGCCACCGGCGCCGCCGGGTCTGAAGGCGATGAAAGCGGAAAGGCCGCAGCGCCCACGGAAGCTCTTGACTTCGGCAAGCAGGATGACGAAGAGGAAGACTTCGGCAAATCCTTCGGCCTGAACATTTACACGGTAGAGTGACCATGCGGAAAGTGCTGAAGCCTGAGCCGGCAAAAAAGACGGCGCCACCCAAGCCCGTTGAGCAGCCGCCTGATGTACAGCCGGGCGATAGCGTCTATTTCAGCCACCCTGAAAATGGCCCGATGTACGGCGCCGTCGTGTGCAAGGGCGTGCACGGCATGAAGGTGCGGGATGACGGCGGCACGCATCATGACGTGCACTGGGACCGTTTCCTGGGGCACCGTCAGCGGATGCAAAA